CTCGACTTTGACGTCTGAGTTTTGGTCTTCAAAGCGGTCTATGCGCACAGCTTCGTCTTTGGTCAACCCAAAAATGTGCAAGTCATCAGGACGCTCGTACAGTTTGCGCACATTCTTTTTAAGTTCAGTTGTGCAACGCGCACCACCCACGCCGATCAGCCAGCCTGTCTTATCAAACACATCAAAAATGTCAGCGTACTTGGCTGATTTCAATAACTTAATTTCTTTACCGATCCACTTGGCAACGTCGTTCAGAAAGCGCATATTGTCGGGGTGTTCGTAAGCCAACGTGTCGCAGTACAACACCTCGCAGTCGGGGTACTTATCGACAGCCATCTTGGCAGCTACCGCTGATGCCGCGCCGCAGCTAAACCAAACTAGTTTTCGCATTTATTTCTCCTTTGATGTAAAAAAGTATAGCACAAGCAAAAAATCGTGTACAATTAAATCTCTCTAAACTAAATTGGACTACACAAAATGAAAGTTACCATCATTGCTTGGCTCACCAAGCACAGCCGCCTCTCACCAGAAGAAATAGTAAACGCCACAGGCGAACAGCTTGTTGATAGCGTATCGTTTACGAACCTTGACATGGCATCTAATGGCTATACCAAGATCGGCACGGCAACGATCGAGTTTGATCTGATCAACCGCGACCAGTTGATTGACAACAAAATCGTATCGTTACGCGCAGAATTGCAAGGCGTCAAAGCTGACGCGCAAGTTAAAGTGCAACGCCTTGAAGATCAATTACAAAGCCTGTTGGCTATTGAGGTGTCAAAATGAATCACTCAACTATCGTCGGCGGCTCGACCGCCAAGCGCGTCATTAACTGCCCAGCCTCAATTGACTTGGTTGCCAAGATGCCCAAACTGCCGTCTAGTAAGTTTGCTGACGAAGGCACGTTGCTACACGACGCCATTAGCCAAATCCTTGACTGCAAAACGACTGACGTCATTGGTATGATCCACGAAGGCATCACGCTTACTCAGGAGTTGTACGATGATAAGATTGCTGTGGCGCTTGCGGCATTGGATGAAATTGGCCCAACCAAAGAAATGGAATTTGCTGTGGAAAGTAGCGTCAACTTTGGCGATCTGCTGCCAGGCGTGTTTGGTAGTGCTGATTTGCTTGGTCGGATTGGTAATCGAGCCATTGTCTTAGATTGGAAGTTTGGCAACGGCGTGGCTGTCGAGGCAACTGAGAATTACCAAGGGATGTTTTACGCTGCTGCCGCCATGCGTACACCGGAAACTGCGTGGGTGTTTGATGATGTTGACGAAATTGAAATCATCATTGTCCAACCGCCGATGATTAAGCGTTGGGTAACAACGCCTAAACGCATTGCCGAGTTTGAATTTGACTTGATCGCTGCGGTTAACGGCCCACGCACTAAGATGTCAAGTGGTGAGCATTGCCGATGGTGCGCGGCCAAGCCTACTTGCCCGATGGTCACCGGTGCTGTTGATCGTGCGTTGAAAACTGCGCTTGCGCGTGTTGATGCAACTCAATTAAGCGATTATTTGTCGCAGATTGAATTGCTTGAAGAGTGGATTGATAGTGTGCGCGTGCTCGCACATGATATGCTTGAGAAAAATGTAAAAGTGCCTGGTTGGAAGTTGGTTGCCAAGCGCGGCACCCGTCAATGGATCAAAGACGAATACGCAGTTGAATTATTGGGTGACAAGGCTTACGAAAGTAAGTTAATCTCTGTCGCTCAAGCCGAGAAGTTAATCGGCAAAAAGAAATTTCCGTCTGACCTTGCTGTATCGGTCAGTTCGGGCAGTACGTTGGCTGCGGAGTCTGATCCACGGCCAGCGCTTGTCGACCTAGGTAAGCAACTCGCTAACCTAAAACTACTCTAAAAGGTACTCTAAATGTTTAACTTAGCTAATCTACCGCAAGTAAAGTCTCTCAGTACAGCTCTGCGTACTATCCAAGCCGAAGTGGGCCCGACCGGTGTTGTGATCGTCAAGATGGACAAGACCGGCCACTGGGTCTTTGGTGCTGACCAAACCGAAGTCGAAGAAGGTTCGACGTGGGCAGTCAATCCTTTCTCGTTTGTCCACGGCTATATTGCGTGGGGTGATGGGGAAGTTCTCGGCGAAAAGATGGTGAGCGTAAGCGACCCATTGCCTGAAACTGATGATGCGCCACCCCAAGCCAAGAAAGGTTGGGAAACGCAAGTCGGTATGTCTATTAAGTGTTTGTCAGGCGAAGACAAGGGTTTGGAAGCGCGGTATACCACCACATCAGCGGGTGGTAAGCGTGGCGTACAGACCTTGGCTGTGGCCATCGCAGAGGCCGTAGACAAAGACCCGAGCAAACCTGTGCCCGTGGTGTTGCTCAAAAAGGAACACTACCAACACAAGTCTTATGGCCGTATCTTCACACCGTTGTTTGACATTCAGTCTTGGGTGTCAATGGATGGTGAGGAGGCTGAAGTTGAGCCTGACACTTCACCTGTAGCATCTGCTGTTGAGGCACCACCCGCACGTCGTCGTCGCGGCGCATAAGGTTAGGGGGCGGTTGAGGATGCCGTAAGCGCGCGTTTTCTTTGGGCGCACAGTTAGTAACGGCCAAATCAACGCCCCCACCTATAAACTAAGGTAGAGTCAAATGGAACCATTAAATTTTTGTCGTCAGATTAAAAAATCATATGCCAAATCGTCTTGGCGCGATTACACCAAAAAAGAATTTCCTAAAATGCCTTTAGATGTGCTGCTAAAGGGTTTAAATTCAGCCGTTAAATTTACTTTACCTGTAGACGGCAAAATTATAGAAGACCCAAAATTAAAAGGACTTAATGATATTACCGAATTACATTTGCCCTATGAATCTATTGTTTTAGAATTTGCTCTTATCCACGCCCAAATAAAAAAAATGGTTGTCTATGCGGTGGAATTTGAAACAAAGTTAGTTGTATGTGTTTGGGCAGGCGTAGATGAACTTTGGATGCCTCTTGGAATTGTAACGCTACCTAAAACAAATTTTATGCGTTATGACGCGGATGGCGAGGTAAGTTTTAATTTACAACGTCTTGACGTAACGGAAGATGAACATAAAGAATTTACGGGGGTATTGTCGGGGGTCGCCGCCAGTACATTACTTAATTTTCTTAACGCGTTGGCGTGTAGCAATGTACACACCGAAAAATTACCTATTCGCAAACCTAGCAAAACGCTTGGTGCGTTACCCTTTGATGAGTACCATGTGCTGACCATTGACCGCCCAGCGGGCACCGGCAACGGCCACGCGGGAGGTAGTCACCGCAGCCCGCGCGAACACTTGCGGCGGGGTCATATAAGACGTCTGTCAACTGGCAGCAAAATATGGGTGAACGCAGCGGTCATTAACGCAGGGGCGGGTGGCAAAATCCGTAAGCAATATGCTATGGGTTGACTTTGAAACGCGTAGTCATTGTGACCTAAAGAAGCATGGCGTGTACAACTACGCGCAAGACGCAACGACCGATGTCTTGTGCATGAGTTACGCCTTCGATGATGAAGACGTACAGACTTGGGTTAACGGCCCCTTCCCCCAACGTGTACGCAACCATACCGGTCTGATCTACGCCCACAACGCAGCCTTTGAGCGCCTGATTTTTTGGTACGTCTTACAGATCAACTTTGAGCTTGAGCAGTTTTACTGCACCGCAACACAAGCCCGAGCGAACTGTGCGCCTGGTAGCCTTGAAGACGCAGGACGCTTTGCCGGTGCCAGTATGCGTAAGGATTACCGCGGCGCGCAGTTAATTAGGGCATTGTGTGTGCCGCCCTTTAAAGATGACCCCGCATTGATGCGTGAAATGGTGCAATACTGTGAGCAAGACGTCCGTGCAATGCGCGCCGTCAGCCAAAGCCTTAGACCTTTATCAGATGAGGAATTACATGACTACCAAATTAACGAAAGGATCAACGATCGAGGCGTCTTGGTGGACGTGCCTCTTGCCCGCGCAGCTATCCTTTACGCGGCAACGGAACTCAAGGAAATTCAGTCCATTGTCCGAGACGTCACCAATGGCGAAATCACGTCAGTCCGCAGCCCGAAAATGCGTGAATGGGTCAAAGAACGGTTGGATTCCCAAACTTTAAAACTAATGGAGATAGAAGATGGAAAGTATTCGATTGACAAGCGCGTTCGCGCAAACTTACTCGCGGCAGACCTACCGCCCGACGTTGAGCAGGTTATCCAATGTGCCGACGATCTATGGGCGTCGTCGGTCGCAAAGTTCTCACGTTTACGCGATCTGGCAGATATGGAGGACTTTCGAGTCCGAGGCGCGTTCGTCTTTGCGGGAGGCAGCGCAACAGGTCGCGCGTCGTCCTACGGTGCCCAAGTACACAACTTCACGCGCAAGTGCGCCAAAGCGCCCGAGTCTGTTAGAGCGAGCATGGTTCAAGGACACCCCATCGTTCCCCAGTTTGGTAAAAGGGTCACAGACGTCCTGAAAGGGATGCTCCGCCCCGCGATCATACCGGCCAAGGGCAAGTCCTTAGTCGTTGCCGATTGGAGTCAGATTGAGGCGCGTATGACCCCGTGGTTGTCAGGCCGAGGCGATGACGTGCTAGACGTGTTCCGATCGGGCCGCGACATTTATGTGCGTGAAGCCGCTGCCATGTATAAGATACCCGAGTCGGACGTTACCCCTGATCAGCGTCAGATCGGTAAGGTCGCAATTCTTGCGTGCGGGTTTGGTGGTGGTATAGGCGCGTTTTCTGCTATGGGTCGAGCCTACGGGTTGACCATGACCGAGTCGGACGCGCAGCGCACGGTTGACGCCTGGCGCCGTGCTAACCAATGGGCCGTCAGGTATTGGCAAGAGCTAGAAACCGGCTACATGATCGCTATGCGAAATAAGAGCAAAGAAATCGTCGCAGGGCGTGTCACCTATATGTTTGATGGTCAGCATCTATGGTACGCTTTACCCTCGGGTCGCATCCTCTGTTACCCATTCGCAAAAATAGAAGAAGATGGAATCAGTTACGCCAAAGCAGCATGGAAACCCGCCGCTGACGCCAGAGAATGGCCACGCGCACGACTTTGGCGGGGGCTTGCGTGTGAGAACATTACCCAAGCGTGCGCCAACGACGTTTTGCGCTACGCCCTTCGCCAGTTGGATAATGTCGTCCTACACGTCCACGACGAAATTGTTATCGAAACAGATCAGCCCGAAAAGGTCGAAGATGAGTTAAGAAAAGTCATGTGTACGCCCCCGCCGTGGGCGCAGGGGCTACCCCTAGACGTTGAGATCAGCACAATGAGCAGATACGGTAAAGGCTAAAAAAAAAGCCTCGGTGGGTGCCGAGGCTTAAACAACTAAGGAGTATTACATTGGACTTCGTCGATTTTATCAGTAAAAAAGCCCCCGAGGGTGAAACTTGTCTATTAGTTAAGCAAAAGCCTGTTGGAAATGAACAACACGCTGACGGCACGATTAAGGCGACATGGCCAGCCTTCTACCCTAATGAGTACAAAGAGGGTGGGGCGTGGTACTGCAACACCGCCTCATTCATTACCGACAGGTTAGGCAAGCGCCCAAGCGCTAGTATTCACAACTGCACACACGTTGCGTTCTTAGTGTTAGATGACGTGGGCACAAAATCCAAAGCGCCGCCCTTAGAGCCGACATGGAAGATCGAAACCTCCCCCGATAACTTTCAATGGGGCTACGCGTTTGCGCTTGACGATCAACCCACACATGAGGTGTTTAGCGCAGCCATCAAGGCGATAGCCGAGGCTGGGTTCACGGACAAGGGCGCGTGTAACGCCGTACGCAACTTTAGGATACCAGGCAGCGTTAACCTCAAGCCCGAACGGGCGGGGTTTAAATCGGTGTTAACCGAGTTTTACCCAGAGCGTGAGTTTAGCTTGCCCCAGATCATGAGCGCGTTTGGGGTCAAATCCGGCCCCGTCGAGTCGGTCTACAAACCTATCCACATTGACGACGACGGCACCGATACGATTTTTGCGTGGTTGGCCGAAAATAGCCTTGTCATCTCGCGCCCCAACAGCGAGGGTTGGGCGGGCGTTGTTTGCCCCAACGCCCATGAGCATACCGATGGCAACCCCCAAGGCCGGTATAACCCCGCGATGCGGGCGTACTGCTGTTTGCATAGCCATTGCTTGCAACTGGATAGCCATATTTTTCTTGAATGGGTCGAGGGGCAGGGCGGCCCGAGTGCGGCACCAGGATTGCGCGATGAACTGCTTGCCAAGACAATGGCCAAGACCTACTCAATTATCGCACCTACCGAGGCGTACCCTGATGACGTTAAAAAGCGCCAAACCGAGATCGAGCACCGCGAGCTCGGGCGCGTACAGAAGCGCGAGTGGTTCGGGCGGTTTGCCTACATTCAATCCGATGACGCGTACTTTGACTTGCAAGATAGGCGCGAGATCTCGCGCGGCACGTTTAACGCTTTGTACCGTCATATTACTTGTAAGTCGATCCGTACCGGTCGCCACGTCGAGGCATCAGTCAGTTTTGACGAACTACGCCAAGAGAACGGAGCCCCCGCATTGGTGGGGATAACGTATGCCGCCGGTGAAACGGTTTTAGTGTCGCGCGGTGGTGACGTATATGGCAACCGTTGGCGCGACGCGCGCCCCGTGGGCGTGGCCGGTGACGTAACCCCCTGGCTTAACCATTGCCGGCATTTGGTGCCCGAGCCCGAGGCGCTTGAGCATTGCTTTAACGTGATGGCGTACAAATTACAGTACCCCCAGCGCAAGATCAACCACGCAGTGCTACACAAAGGCCCCCAAGGGATAGGTAAAGACACAATGTGGGCCCCGTTTATTGAGGCCGTTTGCGGCCCGAACGCGGTCAACCGTGGCTTGTTAGACTCGGATACCATGAACAGCCAATTTAATTACGCGTTGGAATCTGAAATACTGATATTGAATGAGCTCCGCGAGCCCGACGCGCGCGACCGTAGAGCTCTGGCGAACAAATTAAAGCCAATTATCGCAGCACCCCCCGAGTATCTGAGCATTAACCGTAAGGGCCTAAAACCTTATGACATGGTCAATAGGTGCTTGGTGCTCGCGTTCAGTAACGACGCGGTCCCAATAACCTTGGATAGTCAGGACCGTCGTTGGTTTGCTCTGAGTTCGAATGTCGCCCGCATGACGCCCGAGGCGAGCTCCGAGATATGGCGATGGTTTGCCCGAGGTGGTTTAAGCGCCTGCGCGGCATGGCTAGCCGCGCGTGATGTATCGGCCTTCAATCCGTCGGCCGCGCCCCCTGTGACTGAATTTAAACTTACCCTAGTAGAGCAAGGTATGAGTGCTAATGAATCGTACCTAGTCGACCTAATCAAGGCCCGCGTGGGCGTGTTTGCCGGTGGCGTGATAGCGAGCCCCTTTCACGTTATCTGTGACACGCTTTCGCTCAACGCGCCAGGCACCTATAAGGTCAGCCAAGGCGCGCTATTGCACGCTTTGCTAGAGTGCCAATGGTTCGACTGTGGGCGCTTGGCCACGCGTGACTTGACCACTAAAAAGCAAGTTTATTGTGCCCCCGAGATGGTAGGTTATAAAAAAAGCGAGCTGCGCACAATGGCGGAGGGTTTGACAGTTCGGGCCGGTACACCGCTTGCTAGTGTTACACCCATAAAAAAGCCCGCCTAAGCGGGCTCTGAAGGCTTGCGTGGGGATTACTTGCGTGCGTAAAATTTTGATGGGTTTTCCGAATCCCAAAGCATTAACCAAACCGGAAACCCTTCGCGCATAAACTCATTTTTTGATTTTACGTTAATCGGTTCAACTCGCCGCGCGCAGTGTAATGGATATGCTGCGCGCGCTTTTTTGTTGTCAAAAGCTAACACGGTAGCGGTTGAGTGATAATTGCCTTCCTGCCACATGATCGAATAAAAACGCATGATTAAATCCTTTAGAGGTCGAATACCAGGATAAGTAAAATAACAAGCGCGGCCGCGATTAGTGAATAGGTCATAGCGGCATCAATCCGGCAAATATTGGGTGTATGCGGGGGATATAGGCCCCTATATCGGCCGGAAATACACGCTTAATATACCCACGCTCGCACATGGAGCGCAGGGTAACCGTGTCGCCTATTGAATAGACTGTATAGGCGCGGTTACGGACGTGCACAATATCGCCGTGCTCTACCGGCTGGCCATTTTTATATTTCATAATTAACCTCTTAAGCTGTCAAAAAGTGAACCGCTATCGTCAGGCGGCAAATAATCGCGCCGCGCGGCAAATATGCTTAAACCATGCTTGGCGCATAATTCCATCCTGTCGCGCACGCTCATACCAGTCCAGCGCTCTGAAACTTCGTCGTATTCAAGTTCACTATGGTGTTCTTCGTCGAGTACGGGATAATCCGACAACGCGCAAAGCATAGCGTCGGCCTCAATTAGCGCGGCCGTGTCGCTTTCGTGTACCGCTATCCATTCAACCCAGCCCACGGCCCAATGACGCTCATGTACCACTAACACCGTGTCGGATTCGCCGCCTAGCGCGGCCAAGCCTTGCTCAAAATTAGAACGCGCAAGCGCGTCAGAATCGCGGTGTTGGCCGAGAAAAACAAAATACTCGGGCCAATGCGCGCCGCCGTATGACTCAGGCAATACCCACCGCTCAATTGCTTTTAGGTTTTCAATCATATCGTCACCTCTAAACCCTTGATGTATGCGTGCATCTCGTTGTAGAGCTCGCGCTTTGTGCCGTGGCCATGACCGAGCGGGCACGTCGCGCCGCCAGACTCGTTAACGTGACGCATCAAACAAACGCCGCCGTACGCGTGCGAGATATGATAATTACCCACGGCCGCGCGGCCGTTGGCCCAGGGCTCTAACGGGCTGTTTGTAATGGTGTTGAGATACTCACAAAGTGAGTTGAGTTGTTTATCTGTTATGCGTTGCATTTTTTTCTACCTTAGTGAAGTTTATGGCCCGCTTGCGCGGGCCCGTAGGGTTTACTTGAGAGTGTTAAAACGTGGCGACGCCACTAAACCGTTAGACTCGCCCACGACGCGCGAATTTAGCGGCATGAGCAAACCTAAATAGCGTGGTTCGTCGCTCAAGGTTATAAGGGCCACGTCGTCGCCGTTGTGCCATATTTTGACGTCTTGCTTTTTCTTGGGCGTTAATATCTTGGCAACCTTAGCAAATTGTCCGAAATATTCGACTTGGAATTGTGCGGCCGCGCCGCTAGTCGCCGTTTTAGGTGTTACGCGCTCAAGGTCAGGAAATTTCCCGTCGATAGCGTTAAAACGCACGCTCATACCGGCGAGCACATTTAAGGTGCCGGTTTTAGTCGTCGCGTCATATTCGATCGTCAACGCGTCAAGTGACTTAGCAGAACTCGGTTTTAACATTTTGACTTCGTCGAGCGGCACAATAAAATCAACCAGGCCTTCAAGCTCATTATCGCCTTCGGTTACTTCGTGCACGAAAATGCCACAATAGTGGCCATTGGTCGATTCAAGGCGCGTATGCGTTTTAGTGGCTATAACGTGTACGCCGTTTAAGTAATAACGTATATCGGCATCAGCGCTGGTGTGAATCATGGCGCGCATGGCGCTTAAGGGTAATGTAATTTTCATTTTAAGACCTTAGTGAAGTTTATCGGCCGCAAGCGCGGCCGTGGCATTACAGAAAACAGGCAACTAGCAAAGCCAGGCACATAAGTAACGCGGCAATAACGTCGTGAATTTTATTCATCGGTTAACTCGCTCGCAAAACGCATATAAGGGTTAATAGGCGTTTTGTAATCGTCGGACCAATTGTCCGCAAGTATGCCGGCGGGCTCGCCGTTATTAAGCGCGTAAAGCGCTTGCTCGAATTCGTCAAACCATGTTTTAGGTACGCCACGATAAACATAACCGAATTTAGTAGGGGTTATTTTGCGCGACGTGATAACTGCGCCGGTTTTGTAGTCAGTTAATGTGATTTTCATTTTGTTTACCTTGAGTTATGGCCCGCTTGCGCGGGCCGGTTGATTAGTCCATTCTGCTATCGACATACGCGTCGACGCCGTTGGCGCGTAACACGTCAGCAAACGCGTGCGCGTAAACTTCCTTGCGCGTTAACGACTGATTAAAGTCGTGCACGCTAATACAATAACCACCGCCGTAATTTTTGCGGCCGATGTTCATCTTTTTAAGGCCGTTGGCAAATTTCACGTTTTTAATGACGACACTAGCAAAGCCACAAACGCCGTCACTAACGAAGTAAGACTGAGTTATCTCGCTATTAGCGTCGAGAGGGTTTGCGTGCGCGTTGACTATCATTGGTGTTACTTGCGCGGCCTGCGCAGCAAATAATCCAGCTGCGCGCGCCTGGTGGTATATGCTATGAATGTCCATTTTGTTTACCTTAATTTAGTTGAGAGAGATTTAATTGTACATGAATTTATAGCATTGTGCAAAATAAAAAGCTTTTTGCGAGGTTTTGTGAGGTTTGCTAAATGAGGGCAACGATTAGGGTATCAGTAAGGTAGTGTTTTGGGTAGTATTTTAGGGGTTAAAACGCGCAAAGTGCTTACGCAAAAACCTTTTAAAATTAACATGTTAGTTAACTTGAAGGGTAATAATCAAAATATCCTAATAGCATTTAGAATTTTAAATGTATATATATATAGGTGTATATGTGTCGCGCAAATACGCAAACGCGCAAACAGTAAGCTATCGACCTAAAAAGGCACTTTAAAAGTGCCCACATTGCCTTCAAGGATAACTTAGTCTGGCTATTTCCCTAAGACTTAGTGAGTATTTGTCCTAAGACTTAGTGAGCCACTCACTAAATCTTAGTGGCTAAGACTTAGTGAGTATGGCTAAGACTTAGTGAGTATGGCTAAGACTTAGTGAGCTTGTAGGTTGTCCAACAACCTAAGACTTAGTGAGCCACTAAGACTTAGTGAGTGGCTAAGACTTAGTGAGCCACCGGCTTGCGACCAGGCACTCGGCCGTGTGGCATTAAGCATTCCTTGAGGGGGGGGTAGGGCCCTGCGGGGAGCCCTAGCTAGCGGAGGGTTCACACTCAAAATTTTTTTATAAAAATGTTTGCAACACGGCCACCAACATTTTTTTATATAATAAATTGCCTACATGACCTACAATTGCAAAATGCTATCTCTACACTTCACACCTCGCGAAGTCCGCGCCACCGAGTCGCGTTTGTTGCGCGTCTATGAGGCTGCACGTTTAGGGTTGTCGCAAAACGCTTTAGCAATCCGTGCCGGCATGATGCCCGAGGAGTTTCGTAAGCTCTGCCAGCTAGACCCTGTGGTCGAGATGGCGATTGAGCAAGGCCGTGCGGATTCAGAAGCCGAGATGTCGCAAGTTGTGCGCGACGCAGCGCTTGGTGGCGACGCTAAGATGGCGCTAGAGTTCTTGCGACACAAACATGATTGGGTGGCCAAGCAACAAGTGCAAGTCGATGTGACGCAACAGATCAGTATCATTACAGCGCTTGAGCAAGCCGAACAGCGGTTAACTATAGATATGGAACCCACCAATGCCATTACTTAGCGCAGGTTTTCCAAACGGTGTGTACGGCATAGGCGTACGCGACCAACTATACCCTGGGGAAGATGAGTATTTCAAAGCAAACCCGCACGTTGCGGGCATGGCGGCTGAAGACGACAAAATTATTATGAACCCGTTTAGTACGTTAACGGATAAAGAAAAGTCTGCCGTAATGATGAACGAAGCCGCGCGCGTTCATATGCGTAACAAGTTAATTGAACCGCCTAATTATGATTTAACCCCCACGCAAGCTAAACAATTTGAGTCTTACTCTAAAGACCCAAACGATGTAAAGCAAACTATTGCCGCGCGTATATTGTCAGGCGACCCTTCGGCGGGCGACGTTACGCCCGATCAACAAGAATATGTAACTAAGTTAAGGCAGTTTATGGGCGTTAAGTAATGCAAACCACCATCTACAGCGCCTCAGACGAAATGGCTCTTATGAGCAAGCTTTGGTCGCCCCGCATTGCCAATGATCCGTTGTCTTTTGTCTTACTAACATTCCCTTGGGGTCAAAAAGGTACGCCCTTGGCTGACTTCACAGGCCCACGCAAATGGCAGCGCGAAGTCCTGTCCGACCTGACCGCCCACATTAAGCAGAACGGCGGCAAGATTGATTTCGACACCTTCAGGATGGCTACCTCTTCCGGTCGCGGTATTGGCAAGTCAGCGTTAGTCAGTTGGCTAACGCTATGGATGCTCTCCACCCGAATCGGCTCCACAACCATTATCTCTGCCAACAGCGAAAGCCAACTCCGATCGGTCACCTGGGCAGAGATTACCAAGTGGCTGGCAATGTCTCTCAACTCACATTGGTTTGAAGTCTCAGCCACACGCCTCATGCCCGCTAAGTGGATCACAGAGTTGGTCGAGCGTGATCTAAAGAAAGGCACACGCTATTGGTCGGTGGAGGGCAGGCTGTGGTCAAGCGAGAACCCTGATGCGTACGCGGGGGTTCACAACTACGACGGCGTGATGGTGATCTTTGATGAGGCGTCCGGTATTGACGATGCCATTTGGGCGGTGACTGCGGGTTTCTTCACAGAGAACACGCCTAACCGCTTTTGGCTGGCGTTCTCTAACCCTCGGCGCAACACCGGTTACTTCTACGAATGCCACAACTCCAAGCGTGACTTTTGGAATACCAAGATTGTGGATGCGCGCACGGTCGAGGGTACGGACAAGGCGGTGTATCAGCAAATTATTGACGAATATGGCGCCGATTCTAGCCAGGCAGCGGTTGAAGTCTACGGTGACTTTCCGTCGGCGGGTGATGATCAGTTCATATCCTCATCAATTGTGGATGAGGCCATGAAGCGCGCCAAGTACAAAGACCTATCCGCCCCTATTATTGTAGGCGTTGACCCTGCGCGGTTCGGGTCTGACTCGACCGTGATTGCCGTACGCCAAGGGCGTGACATTATTGGCATCAAACGGTTCAAGGGCGACGATACGATGACGGTGGTTGGGCACGTTATTGAAGCAATTGAGGAGTATAAACCTGCTTTGGTAGTGATCGACGAAGGTGGCGTGGGCGGGGGCGTGGTAGATCGATTAAAAGAGCAACGCTACAAGATTCGGGGGGTTAATTTTGGAAATAAGTCCAAAAACACGTTAATGTATGGTAATTTAAGGGCACAAATGTGGGGTGATATGCGACAATGGCTCAAAACCGCGTCGATTCCTAGTGACAGAGTGCTTAAAACTGATTTAATATCACCAATAATGAAGCCGGATTCAAAAGGAACTATCTTTTTGGAGTCTAAGAAAGACATGAAGGCGAGGGGGTTGGCTTCTCCGGACGCCGCAGATGCTATTTGCGTGACGTTTGCGTATCCTGTCGCGCACCGTGAGTATTCAGAAACTAAACGTCGCAATTATTCGCCGCAAGGCTTATCTACTTCTTGGTTAGGAGCTTAAAATGTCAAATACACAACCAATCGGTGTCGCTTTTGCCGATCCTGAATTTACAACTTGTTACGCAACCCAAGAGATTGGTTACTCAACTGCTGCCCAAGGCACAGTAACTCAAGCGACTGACAAATCAACTGGCGTCACGCTAAACAAGTCAATGGGTCGCATCACAATGAACGGCGCAGCACTTGCTAACGGTGTAGCAGTGTCCTTTACGCTGACTAACAATCTGTTAGGTGTTAACGACACAATGGTTGTCAACGTGTCTAGTGGTGCTACTGCGGCAGCCTACACCGCCTATGTATCAAGTTTGGCTGCGGGTTCAGCAGTCTTGACCTTGCGTAACTTGTCAGCGGGTTCGTTGTCAGAAGCCGTGGTATTGAATTACGCAATTTTTCACGGTCAGTAATCATGCCGCTGAAAAAGTCAGCCAGTAAGGAAGCCTTCCGCGCAAACGTAAAGGCTGAAGCGCAAACCAAGCCGATCAAGCAAGCGGTGGCGATTGCGTATTCGGTTAAACGTGCGGCGGCGAGGAAGAAATGATCAGACCCTTACACGACAACATTGCGGTACGTCCCGACCCGTTTGTGCAAAGCGGGCTAATTATTATGCCTGAAGAGGACACCCGCACAGGCGTGGTTGTGGCAACGGGGCCAGGCAAGCCCGACTCCAAGCGACCGTTGATGGTTAAGGTTGGCGATCATGTCATGTACAGCGGCACAATTGATAAATTGCATGAGGGTCTTTTAATTATGAAAGATAAAGACATAATTGGGCTTGTATGAGCGAAAAAGACACCCTCGAAACCGCACGTCATCGCATGACGTTAGCGATTGCGGCATATTCTGAAAGCCGCGAGGATGAACTTGATGATCTACGCTTCTTTGCCGCAAGCCCCGACAATCAGTGGCAATGGCCAGCCGACGTGTTGGCTACTCGGGGCTCAGTTCAGGGTCAGACCATCAATGCGCGCCCCTGCCTTACCATCAACAAACTTCCCCAGCACGTCCGCCAAGTTACTAACGATCAACGCCAAAACCGACCAAGTGGAAAAGTAATCCCCGTCGATGATAAAGCGGATGTGGAAGTGGCTGAGATTTTCAACGGGCTTGTGCGCCACATTGAGTATATGTCCGATGCGGATGTCGCTTACGACACCGCTTGTGAGAACCAAGTGTCTTACGGCGAGGGCTATATCAGGCTTTTGACCGAATACACCAACGATCAGTCGTTTGACCAAGACATTAAGATTGGGCGTATTCGTAATTCATTCTCTGTCTACATGGATCCGACGATCCAAGACCCTTGTGGTTCGGACGCTCAGTGGTGCTTTATCACTGAAGATTTGATGAAAGATGAGTACGAGCGGATGTTTCCCGACGCTCAACCGGTCTCCTCTTTGCAACAGCAAGGCGTGGGCGATGCCTCGCTTGCCCAATGGATCAACGAAGATACGGTCAGGATTGCCGAATACTTTTACGTTGAGCATGAGAAACAGACTCTAAACCTGTACTACGGCAACGTAAGCGCCATCAAAGGCTCACCTGAAGACAAAGACATGGTCATGCGGGGCATGAAGCCCATCAAGACACGGATTGTAGATGTGCGGCGGGTTAAATGGTGCAAAATTAACGGCTTTGAGATACTTGAAGAACGTGATTGGGCAGGTAAATGGATTCCTGTTGTGCGTGTGGTGGGCAACGAATTTGAAGTCGATGGGCGCTTGTATGTGTCGGGCATTGTGCGTAACGCCAAAGATGCCCAACGTATGTACAACTATTGGGTAAGCCAAGAGGCAGAAATGATCGCTTTGGCACCCAAAGCGCCATTTATTGGCTACGGTGGTCAGTTTGAAGGCTACGAGCAGCAATGGAAGACCGCCAACACCACCAACTGGCCATACCTAGAGATTAATCCCGATGTAAGCGACGGTGCGGGGTCACCCTTGCCGTTGCCGACCCGAGCTCAACCGCCTATGGCGTCAAGTGGCTTACTGCAAGCCAAAGCGGGTGCTAGTGACGATATTAAGGGCACGACAGGACAATATGACTCTAGCCTTGGTGCGACCTCTAATGAGCGTTCTGGCAAGGCTATCATGGCGCGCGAGCGTCAGACTGATACTGGCACTTATCATTATGTTGATAACTTAGCCCGTGCGGTGCGCTACATTACCCGTCAGATTATCGACTTGGCACCTAAGATTTACGACACCGAGCGGGTCGCGCGCATCGTGGGCGAAGACGGTGAAACCGATCAAGCCAAGATCAACCCCAATCAACCAATGCCGGTCAATAAAATCGTTGACCAAAACGGTATCGCAATTGAGAAGATTTATAACTTAGGCGTGGGCACCTATGACGTGATGGTTACGACCGGCCCGAGCTACATGACCAAACGCCAAGAGGCGTTGGAGTCAATGGGGCAATTGTTGCAAGGCAATCCACAGTTGTGGGCAGTTGCGGGCGATCTGTTTATCAAGAACATGGATTGGCCAGGCGCTCAAGAGATGGCCAAGCGTTTTGCCAAGACGATCGATCCTAAACTCTTATCCACCGATGATGTTGACCCCGCGCTCCAAGCCGCTCAACAGCAGATGCAAGCCATGGGCCAAGAAATGGAGCAGATGCATCAAATGCTGCAAAACGTGTCCAAATCAATGGAAATGAAAGACATTGAGATTAAAGAAAACGCTAACTTGATCAAAGCCTTTGATGCTGAAACCAAGCGTATTTCTGCAATCCAAGCATCTATGTCGCCCGAACAAATTCAAGACATTGTTTTGGGTACGGTGCATGGCATGATTACCTCGGGCGATCTGATTAGCGAAATGCCCATGCGTGGGCAAGCCGAAACCCAAGAAGATCAAGGTATGCAACAGCCACCTCCCGAACAGATGCAACCGCCCCCAATGATGGAGCAACCACAATGAAAGCCGCAGATTTCGTCGGTCAATTATTTTTAGCCCGCGACGTGGCTCATAGTGTTCACTTGAACACTCGGTCGTATGCTAAACACAAAGCACTGCAAAAATTTTACGAAAATGTTATTGATCTTGCGGATAATTTTGCCGAAGCCTATCAAGGTAAAAATGGCTTGATTGGATCGGTTACGTTGCAATCGGCTAAAAAAACGTCAAACATTACTGAATTTTTAGAAGATCAACTTAAACAAATCGAAGATGAACGCTACGATATTTGCGAGAAATCTTATACACCTTTGCAAAATATAATTGACGAAATTATCGGGTTGTATTTGTCAACGCTGTATAAATTGAGATTTTTATCATGACAGTTAATCTTTCATATTTTGCTGGTGCTGGTTGGCAATTCTTTGACGACAATGGCAGTCCTTTGTCGGGTGGCAAGTTATACACATACCTTGCGGGCACTACTACACCCGCCGTTACCTATACAAGCCTTTCAGGCTTAACTGCTAACGCAAACCCTATTATTTTGGACGCTGCGGGTCGCCCCGCTCAAGAAGTATGGCTAACCTCTGGCGTAAGTTATAAGTTTGTTGTTAAGACATCTACTGACGTAACGATTAGAACTTACGACAATATTTGTAGCGTCAACGACTTTTCAAGTTTTGCCAATACCACAGACCCTGCACTAGGCGATGCGCTTGTTGGGTTTAGACAATCTAATGCGTCAGGTAATTTAACTGGCGCTGTTGGCAAAACAGTACATCAAAAACTGCAAGAGTCAGTTAGCGTCAAAGATTTTGGTGCGGTAGGTGATGGCACAACAAATGACCGCAATGCGCTGCAAGCTGCCATTACTTACGCCACTTTAAATAATGTGGCTTTGTATATCCCGACAGGTACATACTATGTACCAAACAACAGTACATCGTTATCTTTTACAGGTAACCTTACGATGTACGGCGATGGTATGTACAACTCAGTTTTGTTTTACAACGATAGCGTAAGCGCATCAAGGCGTGATTTCTTTACGTCTACCGCTGCGGGCAATATTACTTTTGATAATTTGTGCATTAGCAGCAATTGGGGGCTTGATGCAAATTATGCAACTAATTCTCAATTAATCCAATTAGTAACAACTGCCACTACTAGCAATGCCATAGTAACAAATTGCAGATTTACAAATAGCAGATTTTCAACTTTAATTTTACAAAATTTTAATTCTATTACGGTTAATTCTTGTGTTTTTAATGACGGTGTTGGTGATGGTTGCAGAATTATTGGTTCACAAAACGTCATAGTGACTAACAACCAATTTAACAATATTAACGATGATTCTATTTCCGTACACACACTAAACTCTGATGGTTTTCCAGCTAAAGCTGATATAGTTATTGCAAATAACAAGATTACTAATGGCCAAGGTATTGGTGTTCTTGGTGGCAAGCACGTTTCAATCACAGGCAACGTTTTAACTCGTGTTCAAAGCAGAGGAATTTATGTTGGCAATTCAACAATTACTGATACCGAAGGCGTAACATCTGTCGCTGCCATAACAATTACCGGAAACGTAATAACTGATGTATTTAACGGTTCTACGTTTAGTACTGTATCAGGAAACGGTGGTGGGTACATTCAAATTGCGGGATTGCCTCTTAATAGCAGCGGAGTTGGTTATGTTACATACGGCAATGGAAGCGGTGGCGTTGTACAACCTTATCCTTATTTGTACAACAATCCGTTAAGTGCATCTACTGAAAATGCAGGAAATTGGTTTTTAAATATTGTTGGCAACACTTGCGCTAGAACTTTAGACCCAGTTACAAAATACTCAGATTATGGTTATGGCGTAAGGCTAGGCAGACAAGGGCCGGTTGATCCACAAATTTTGTACTCATCTTTTGATGATAACCAAATTATTGCTACAAACTATACTAATGGTTTGAACATTGCAAATAATGTTATTTCCGGTGGAATTGTAACTGCCATTTATTTGGTAGGTAGTAACGCAGCAACTATTAATTACCGTGAAAACGTAAACATATCAAACAATAATATTATTGATATAAGCCATGCTGCATCAAATTACGGCGTAAAAATAGATGGTCCTGGCATTGTTAGGTTGTCAGGAAACAATTTTAATATAGACCCTTATAACGTTCAGGCTCAACGATTAGCTAATGGCAAATGGTCAATTAGTGTTAACAATTGCGCTTGTATATACGTCAATGGCACAGGTAAAATTATTGCGTCAAATAATGTGTTTAAAAATGCTGGAACAATTTATTTTGGCACAACTCCACAAGACGGAATTTGGCAAAAAAATACTTTGATATGCCAACCAACAGATGCAGGTTATAACGCTAATAATATTGGGATTGGTAATATAAGTTGGCCAGCGCAATGGGATGCAAATTTTATTATTGAAGATGGTGACCCAAGCAGCGTAACTTTTAATACTGTATTGAATGTTTGTCTAACTTCATCTTTTAGTATTCCCACCACAGGAACATACGTTTTAGGGCTTTTTGTGCCAAAATTAATTCCAGGTGTTAGTGGTGCTGCAGGTAGTCAATATGTTGTGCAAGGTTGGGTTAGGCTTACAACGGGATCAGCACACGTTTTAAATACCGATTGGGCTGAAGTTCGCACGTTAACCGGAACTTAATATGACGCTATCAATCACCCACACTACCCCCTCTGACGGTACGTTTAGCACGACCGGTGCTACGGCATGGGACGCTACACATAGCTTAGGTGGTGCAGCAGATGTTTCCCAAGGCGGCACAGGTGCTACAACCTTAACAGGCTATGTCAAAGGCAACGGTACTGCTGCAATGACGGCTAGCGCAACTGTACCAAGCGGGGACATTACCGGCCTTGGCACAATGGCTACGCAAAACGCCAACGCTGTAGCAATTACAGGCGGTACGGTTAATGGTGCAACAGTCGGTGCTACAACCGCAGCGGCTGGTACGTTCACAAGCATCACAGACTCTGGCTTAACGTCAGGTCGAGTGACCTATGCGGGTACTGGCGGTCTGTTGCAAGACTCTGCCAATCTGACGTTTAACGGGACAACGCTGACCACTGCGAACGATGCAACAATTAATGGTAACAACGTAGGCAAAGGCGGCGGTGCTGTTGTATCAAATCAATCTTTTGGTGGATTAAATTTATCTAAAAACACAACGGGAAACAATAATACAGCAATCGGTTATTTTGCGTTGTATCAAAATTTAACTGGCGGCGCTAATATTGGCATTGGATTATCTGCGCTGCAAAATAACACAACGGGCGGCAATCAAACTGCGGTTGGTTTCCAAGCGTTAAATGCTGCAACGACCAACGTAGCTACGCTTGGTTCAGTCACGGCGGGTAGTGGGTACACTAACGGAACTTACACGGCAGTTGCAATGACTCCCGTTAGCGGTGCAACATTTGCTACTTACCCAACGGTCACGGTTGTGGTTGCAGGTGGTGTTGTCAGCACGGTCACGTTGGTCACAGCAGGAATTAGTGCATCATCAACAGCAGCAACCGTTTTAACAGTTGCAGCAGCCTTGATTGGTGGCACAGGTTCTGGATTTAGTATTCCGGTGGCTACGTTTAATACTGCGAATTACAATACTGCGATTGGGCATACAGCGGGGGCAGCAATTACTACAGCTAGTTTTAATACCGCATTAGGCTATCAAGCGTTGTTGTCAGCAACAACTGGTGCATCAAACGTAGCAATAGGCTATCAAGCACTAAATAGTGTAACTTTATTTGGTTCCAATAATACCGTGGTGGGAACTAGTGCGGGAACTAACCTTGTTAGCGGTAGTAATAATTTAGTTTTAGGTGTAAGTGCTTCAGCAACTTTGTCAAATGTCAGCAACGAAATCACGCTAGGCAATTCGTCAATCACATCGTTTCGCATCCCTGGCTTAACAATTACGGCAGGTGCAAAATGGATGAACTTTGGTTCGTCTACGGTGGCTTTATTACCCGCAGCAGCAACAGCAGGACTTGGCGCAAGTGCGTTTGTGACTGACGCATTAGCGCCTGCATTTGGATCAACAGTTGTAGGTGGTGGGGCGGTTGCCTCACCTGTTTATAGTGATGGCACAAACTGGAAAGTAGGATAAAAATGAAAACTTGGACAATTCAATCGTTAGAAACGCTTAACGTACCTGAAAAAGATACGGTCGTTCGATCAGCCTTTGCAATTTCAGAGAGCGGCGAGGCGGTTTATTACACCGTAAATCTGCTACCCGCAGATGCGTCAAATTTCACACTCTACGCTGACATTACTGAGGCGCAAGCAATCCAATGGACTCAAGACGCTATCGGTCAAGATGTAATTGGTCAGATGTATCAAGCGTTGGATAACTTGATTGCTCAAGCAGCGATCCCTGTGCCACAGCCTACACCGCTGCCTTGGTCTGAATAAATATGAATAGCTTTTTTGGCGGCTTATTTTTTGGTCAAGGATTTTTTGCTGCAATTACTAACGCTGCATTGCAAACCCTGATTAAAATACGCTCATTTACTACAACTAGGAGAATTTAATGTCCGTCAATCTTAAAGCTATTACTACCCGCTTGGGTTATCAACAAATTACGTCGTTAAGTTCAGCATCCTTTTTGACTGTACCCGCAACTGACGTAAACGGTTTAAACCAACGCCCAACCATTGCGCTCATTACGCCAGAGGGTCAAGCCGTGCGTTGGCGCGACGACAGCACGGCACCTTCTGCTTCAGTCGGTATGCCTTTGGCTGTGGGTGTAACTCTTCAGTACGACGGTGACCTGACAATGATCCGGTTTATTGAGCAAGTTGCGGGTGCCAAACTTAATATTTCATACTACGCGTAAGGCACAAAAATGAACATCTCTAACGATACCCCAGCCATGAATTATGTGGATTATTTCACCAATAAGCTGCCACTCGACTTGGCTAATATGGCAACTTTGCGTGATGAATTGGTTATTCGTCAAGGCGCGCTTTCGGCTGTGCAAGACACGCTTGATTTAAAAGTCGCTGCCGCTAAAGCGTTAAATGACGCTAAAACGCAAGCCAGTGAAATATTATCGGCTGCTCAAGCTGCTACCGCCAAAGCCACTGCCTTTAAAGCCACCCAAGACGCTCGGTCTAAGGCTTTAGATTTGGCAGAAGAGGCATTTAACATTAAATCCGTGGCATTTGATAAATCTAGCGCTTCAAGAGACGCCGCTTTGGCTACTCGTGAGGCTGCGGCCACAACCCGTGAAAACACTTTAACTAAACAGCTTGAGGCTTTGCAAAACAGCCAAAACGCTTTAGATGATCGTGTAAAGGCTTTCCAAGCCAAAGTCGCCGCCCTAAGTGCGTAAAAAGGTTGCAAGCTAAGATTCTAAGTAATATACTCATCGTACTAGTGCGAACCACTAGGGTTTCTCAGGAAACAAAATGTCAGACGAAGTAAGCCAAGCGGAAGTGCCCGCGCCGGAACTGGAAGCTACGGTAGCCCCAGCATCTGAAGTACAAACGCCGGAAGTACCCGATGCAACGCCTAAGACTTTTTCACAAGAGGAACTAGACGCAGCAATCGGTAAGCGGCTCGCTAGAGAGCAGCGAAAGTGGGAAAGGGAACGAGCAGTTCAACCTGTTGTGCAACAAGCACCGGTTACGCCCGAGCAGTTTGCTACAAACGAAGATTATGTCGAAGCCTTGGCTGATCAACGTGCGGAGCAAAAACTTGCAGAGCGAGAACAGCGCAAACAACAGACTGAAATACTCAATGCCTATCACGACAAGGAAGAAGAGGTTCGTGCAAAGTACGACGATTTTGAACAAGTCGCCTACAACCCGAATCTACCAATCACCACCGTGATGGCCCAATCCATTCAAGCCTCGGACATTGGCCCCGAAGTGGCATATCACTTAGGCGCAAACCCCCGAGAAGCGGAACGGATTTCACGTCTTTCGCCTATCATGCAAGCCAAAGAGATTGGAAGGATTGAGGCTCAGTTAGCCGCAAACCCTCCAGTTAAAAAAACATCAAACGCACCATCGCCTATTTCACCTGTCACTGCGCGTACAACGGGTTCACCGTCATACGACACGACCGATCCACGTTCGATTAAGACTATGTCTACTTCGGAATGGATTGAAGCCGAACGCACACGACAGATAAAGAAGCAGGAAGCGCGCCTCCGCTAACTTATTTTAGGAAATTATCATGGCAAACAGCATTCTAACCATTGATATGATCACACGGAAAGCCCTCGAAATCCTTGAGAACAACCTTGTGCTCGTACGCAATGTCAACCGCCAATACGACGATTCATTCGCCGTTGAAGGTGCAAAGATCGGTTCAACTCTGCGTATCCGTCTCCCAGACCGCGCACTAGTGACCGACGGTGCCGCCCTGCAAGTTCAGGACGACAACGAGCAATACACAACCTTGACCGTGTCAAGCCAACAACACATTGGTGTGAACTTCACCTCTGCCGAACTTACCATGCAATTGGATGACTTCGCAGAACGCGTTCTCAAGCCTCGCGTTAGCCAATTGGCTTCGACTGTGGATGCTAACGTAGCAACTTCGTACAAGAGCATTTACAACTCGGTAGGTACGCCTGGCACAACGCCAGCCACGTCTTTGGTTCTGCTCCAAGCTAGCCAAAAACTTAACGAGTTTGCTACTCCGATGTCACCACGCTACGCAACGGTTAACCCCGCTGCTAACGCCGGTCTAGTTGAGGGCATGAAGGGTCTCTTTAACCCCACCGGCACTATCAGCCGCCAGTTTAAAAACGGCATGATGGGCGAAGGCATTTTGGGCTTAGACGAGATCAATATGTCGCAGTCAATTTATCAGCACACCACCGGTGTCACACCAACTGCTCCTATTGTGGCGACTACTGTTGCTACTCAAGGCGCAACTTCGTTGGCCATCAGTTTTACTAGCGGGTCACCCACATTTAAAACTGGCGACGTGTTCACAATCGGTAGCGTGTACGCTGTTAACCCACAAACCCGTCAATCGACTGGCTCGCTGCAACAGTTTGTTGTGACTGCTGACGTAACTGTTTCGTCAACAACCACTGCAACTCTGTCAATTCAGCCACCGATTTATACCCCCGCAAACGCTTTGGCTACTGTGGATTCGTTCCCATTAGCTAGCGCTGTGTTGACGTTCTTGGGTGGTTCAGCTACAGTTTACCCACAAAACTTGATCTATCACAAAGATGCGATCACGTTTGCGACTGCCGACTTGTTGTTGCCACAAGGTGTTGATATGGCTTCACGTCAAGTTCATAACGGTATTTCGATGCGTATTATTCGTCAATACGACATCAATAACGACCGACTGCCTTGCCGTATAGACGTACTTTACGGCTATGCTGCTGTGCGTCCGGTCACCGCCGTTCGACTCTGGGGCTAAACAGAGTGGGGGCGAAAGCCCCCTCTTCTAAACTTTTTAAAGGAATTTCATCATGGCACTTCCAAATGGCGCAGGCGGCTATCAGCTTGGCGACGGTAACCTCACTGAGGTTATTCTTAGCGTTCAACCAGCACCAACAGCTAAAACAGCAGTGGCAACCCTGACCGCCGCTGAATTAGCAACCGGCATTATCACTTACACGGGCGCTGCTGTTGCCTTGACATTGCCTTTGGGCACTGATCTTGACGCAGCTTTCCCTAGCATGAAAGTCAACAGTTCGTTTGATTTTTTCATTATTAACACCGGTGCCACAAACGCCGCAACTGTCACGGCTAACACCGGCGTGACTTTGGTTGGTGTTGCTGCGGTTGCAGCAGTTTCAGCTTGTAATTGGCGCGTTCGCAAGACCGCTGACGCAACCTACGTTGCTTACCGCATCGCAGGTTAATAAGTAGAGGGGTGTGAGTTAAACTCACTCCCCTCGCCTTTGAGGTAATTATGCACATCTATCTCAAACATCCCAAACACGGAACTAAGGTTGCCATTTCTGATATGGAAGCCGACGCTGATGTTAAAGAGGGTTGGACAAGGTATACTTTAGACGCACCTGCACCCGATGCAGTGCCGGTAAATGAGTTAAAACGTCGTCGTAAAACGGAGTAAGTATGGCAACTTATACTGCGGGCGACCAAATCAATGGCGCGCTAAGGTTACTTGGTGTGCTTGCCGAAAGCGAAACGCCTTCAGCGGCTACTTCGCAAGATGCACTTACTGCGCTTAACCAGATGATCGACAGTTGGTCAACTGAACGCTTGTCTATTTTTACCACTCAAGAGCAAGTCTTCTTGTGGCCCCCAGGCTTTATTAGCCGAACCCTTGGCCCCTCGGGCAATTTTGTCGGCAATCGTCCTATCTTGATGGACGATGCAACCTATTTTGTTGACCCCGCCAACGGCATTTCTTTTGGTATTAAGCTGATCAATCAGCAACAGTACGACGGTATTGCGGTTAAGACCGTGACCTCGACCTATCCACAAGTAATGTGGATCAATACGAATTACCCCGATATTGATATGCACGTTTATCCGGTGCCTACTAAGGTATTGGAATGGCACTTCATTAGCGTTGACCCGCTTGACCAACCTGCGCTGTTGTCTACAACCATAGCCTTCCCGCCAGGCTATCTGCGAGCATTCAAATACAACTTGGCTTGTGAGATTGCGGCAGACTTTGGTGTTGAGCCTTCTCCACAAGTGTCACGCATCGCAATGGCATCTAAACGTAACCTCAAACGAATTAACAACCCCGACGACATCATGTCGCTGCCGTATTCGATTGTGGCAACGCGTCAGCGGTATAACATTTTTGCCGGTAATTATTAAGGACTAACTATGTCAAACGTAGCCATTACTGCGCTGCCCGTTGCCTCTTCCGCTCTTACAACGGATGTATTGCCCATTGTGCAAGGCGGCGTTACTAAACAGGTGACCAATGCGCTGCTGTTTACTAGCGCCACGCTTGTCACGCCTGCGCTAGGAACGCCCGCCTCGGGTGTTTTAACTAACTGTACGGGCTTGCCTGTTGCTACGGGTGTATCAGGGTTAGGCGCAAACGTGGCTACTTTCCTTGCCACGCCATCAAGTGCAAACTTACGCGCTGCGTTGACAGATGAAACGGGCACAGGCTCGGCGGTGTTTGCAACCTCGCCCACCATTACCACGCCTACTTTGACAGCCCCCGTCTTGGGCACAGTTGCCTCGGGTAATATTTCGGCGTGTACCAGCACTTCTATGGTGATGGTAACGCCTGTCTTGGGCGCGGCTACTGGTACTAGCTTAATTACAACAGGCAACCAAACCATCACCGGCGCGGGCAAACAAGGCTACGAAACTGGCTCGGGCGGTGTAGTTACTCAACTAACAAATAAAGCCACGACCGTAGTATTGAATAAGACTAACGGTCAGATCACAACAAATAACGCCAACCTTTTAGCGGCTACAACTGTGTCGTTTACGCTGACAAATAGCACAATTGAGGCAGGCGACATTATTGTAATGAACCACATCACAGGCGGCACGATTGGTTCTTATTTATTTCAAGCCTCAACGCTTGCAGGGTCTGCAACCATTTATGTAACCAATTGGACTGCCGGCGCACTTGCTGAAGCAGTAGGAATTCGCTTTGCTGTCATCAAGGTTGTGAGTGCTTAATGCAAACGCCCATCCTCGGCAGCGCCTATGTTGCTCGCAGCGTAAACGCAGCCGACAACCGAATGGTGAATTTGTTTCCGGAAATCATTCCGGAGGGTGGGCAGACTCCGGCGTTTTTGAACAGAGCGCCAGGGCTAAAGTTTTTGCAGACAATTGGCACAGGCCCTATCCGTGGGTTGTGGGCGCATCAAACTAATGGTTCAGACTTTTACGTTGCTTCGGGTTTGGAGTTTTACAAAGTTGAAGGTTTAACTGCTACGCCTAGACTATTGGGTGTGATTAGTGGTTCAGGTCAGGTATCGATTGCGGATAACGGCACTCAATTGTTTATTGCTTGCAATCCAAAATCGTACATCTATAACGAAACGCTAGATCAGTTTGCCGAGATTACTGACCCTGACTTTACGGGTGCGGTAACGGTAGGTTATCTTGACGGCTATTTTGTTTACAACGAGCCAAATAGTCAAAAGGTTTGGGTAACGGCGTTGCTTGACGGCACTCAAGTTGATCCATTGGCTTTCGCAAGCGCTGAAGGCTCGCCTGACGGCTTGGTGGCAATTAGTGTAGACCACCGAGAGGCTTGGCTTTTTGGCACGGACTCAATTGAGGTTTGGTACGACGCAGGTCTGGTGGACTTTCCGCTTACCCGCATTCAAGGTGCGTTTAACGAAATTGGTTGCGCCGCAGCATTTTCCGTTGCCAAGTTAGACAACGGGTTGTTTTGGCTTGGTCAAGATGCGCGCGGTCACGGTATCGTTTACCGCTCGCAAGGCTACACAGGCGTGCGTATCAGCACCCACGCCGTTGAGTGGCAAATCCAACAATACGGCAATATGTCTGACGCGGTGGGGTATACCTATCAGCAAGACGGTCACGCTTTCTATGTGTTGAATTTCCCTGTGGCTAACGCTACTTGGGTGTACGACGTTGCTACTCAAGGTTGGCACGAACGCGCAGGGTTTGAGGACGGTTACTTTACCCGCAACCGTGGCAATTGCCAATGCAATTTTGGCGGCAACATTATTGTCGGTGACTTTGAAAACGGCAATATTTACCAATTAGATTTGGTTCAATACACCGATTATGACCAACCCCAAAAATGGTTGCGCTCATGGCGCGCGCTGCCTACCGGTCAAAACAATCTAAAACGCACCGCGCAGCATAGTCTGCAATTAACTTGCGAAACAGGTGTTGGGTTAAACCTATACCCTGGGTATGACAGCGAAGATTTAACCACCGAGTCGGGTGACATATTGGTAGCCGAGTTTGTACAAGGCTATCTAGTCACCCAAGCTAGCGATCAATTAACCACCGAGAGCGGCGACGGTTTTGAGCCTTTAGTTACAGTTGATGCAACAGAGCCATACCCTGACGGGTATGCGCTATGCACTACCGCGTACCCCGAGGCACCAGGCTACACCCCTCAAGTCATGCTGCGCTGGTCAGACGACGGTGGCCACACTTGGTCAAACGAGCATTGGGTGTCAATGGGTAAAATTGGTGAGTACGGCACTCGCGCCATTTGGCGTCGCCTTGGCATGACACAAAAGCTGCGCGATCGCGTGTATGAAGTGTCAGGCACGGATCCGGTTAAGATTGACATTGTGGGCGCTGAACTAATCATCAGCGGCACTAATGCCTAACATTACCCAAATCCCCGCCCCTCGGGTTCCTTTGACAGAAAGCAGCTCGGGGCTAATAACGACACAATGGTTTAGGTATTTCAACAACCTTAATACTATTCTTGGTAGCGGCACGGGTATCACTACGCCGGTGTTTGGCGGCACAGGCACAAACGTCATCCCAACAAGCGGACAACTGTTAATTGGTAATTTTGCCGGTTCGTACACCGTTGCGTATCTAACGATGGGCTCAGGTTTATTTTCTACCGTAGGTGATGGGTCATTAGCAGTTGGTATATCCAACACCGCAGTAACTGCGGGGTCTTACGGCAACGCCGCAACAGCGACAACTTTTACAGTTAACGCACAAGGCCAACTGACTGCCGCTGGGTCAACCTCAATAGCTATCAACGCAAGTCAAGTTACCAGCGGAACATTATTAGTCGCCCGTGGCGGCACAGGGCTTGCTACCTTGACGGTTAATCGCATCCCCTACGGCAATGGCATTAGCGCATTTCAGTCCTCTGCCAACCTGACGTACGACGGGGCAATATTTACCGTTAAAGCTAATATTGTGGTGGATAAGACGGTCACAGCGGGTGGCACAACTGGCGCTCAAACTATTAACAAAACCGCAGGGTCGGTTAACTTTGCGGCGGCTGCGGCTAGTGTGGTCGTAACAAATAGTTTGGTGGCAACATCAAGCATCATTATGGCAACAATTGCGGCAAACGACGCAACAATGAAATCAGTGCAAGCAGTGGCTGCGGCGGGTAGTTTTACTTTGTACGCCAACGCAGCGCCCACGGCTGAAACTCGGGTTAATTTCTTGGTGTTGAATTGAATGAAAGTTACTTACAGTTTACCGGCATTGGGTATGCGCCAAAAAGTGCAAGCGTTGCAAGACGTTATATCCCAATTGCCTCAATATGAACCCGAAACTAAACACACGTTTCACGCGGGGATGTATTGCCGCGAGGTGTGGCGACCAGCGGGCGTAATAGTTGTAGGTAAAATTCACAAGAAAGAACACTTTTATTTGATCGTGTCGGGAACTGTAGCCATTACCACCGACGAGGGGGTAAAATCTGTGACAGGCCCCACCTTGTTGTGCAGTAAGCCTGGTACGAAGCGAGCGGTATACGCCGAAACTGATGCGTTATGTATGACTTTTCATGTAGTTGACGCTAAGACAATTGAAGAAGCTGAACACGAACTAGTGGAAGATGACAACAAAAGTATGTTTGCCTTCGGAAACCAAATTAAACAAGAGGTATTATCATGACATTTTGGGCTGCGGGAACAATGGCGGTTGCGAGTGTAGCTGGAAGCGTTATGTCTTCTAACGCAGCTAAATCTGCTGCCAAAACACAAGCCAACGCATCTAGTGAAGCTATTGCACAGCAATATGCCGCTGCTCAAGAATCCATTCAAAATCAAAAAGGTGTTCTTGAAGCGCAACTTGCCAGTGCAACCGGTGTTAGACAAGAACAAATTCAAGCGCAATACGCAGCTTTAAATAACCAACTTCGTACCGCCGCCGAAACGCGCGACGCTCAATTGGCGGTTGCAGCGCAGACGCGCGACGCACAACTTGGCGTATCCAAAGAAGTATTAGGTAAACAAGAAGGGGCGTACAACCCGTACCAAGAAGCAGGGCTAGAAGGGCAAAATAAATTGCGTGAGTTCTTAGGGCTTGGCCCTAACACGGGCACCGCAAATTATGGTAAGTATTCTAGCGCAGAATTTACACCCGAAGCGTTTGCTGCTAATCAAGACCCTGGTTACGCTTTTCGCATAAAAGAAGGTTTAAAAGCCCTTGATGCTCAATCTGCCGCCCGTGGTGGTTTAATCTCTGGCGCTGCGCTTAAAGCAACTACACGCTTTGGGCAAGACGCGGCGTCACAAGAATATACAAACGCTTTTAATCGTTTTCAAACAATGCGCCAAGCTACACTTTCGCCTTATCAACAATTGCAAGGCGTGGGTATGGGCGCGGCTGGCGGTTTATCAAACGCTGCGGGTAACTACGGCACAAACGCTATGGGTGCATTGGGTGGCTACGGCACGGCAGCGGGCAATGCTTATGGTTTGTACGGTAATACAGCGGGCGGTGCTTACGGCGCGTTAGGCAGCGGTCTGTATAACGCTACCGGCGGCGCGGGCAATTTGATCAATAGTGCGTATACCGGATACGGAAATAACGTAACTGGCGCTCTAACGGGCTTTGGTAACAACCAAGCCAACTTGACAACCGGTGCGGCTAATGCCACGGCTGCGGGTAATGTGGGCTCCGCTAACGCTTTGAATCAAGGTATTAGCGGTGCGTCTAACGCGTATTATCAGAATCAGATGTTGAAATTGTTTGCCGATAAAAACGCTGCACAAACACCTTATTACAGCGATCTTGAACGCAATGCGTAATAAATAGGAATTAAGTCATGCCAATTGATCCAAGTATCGCTTTAGGCGTACGCCCTATAGAGCAACCCAATATGCTTGCCCAAATGGGGCAGATGATGGCTTTACGCCAAGCCCAGCAAGGGTATGAAAGCGAAAATGCTTTGCGTGACTTTTACTCGCAAGGCGGCGATACAACTACCGCTGAAGGGCGGCGCAAACTAATGTCTACGGTAGGCTTAAAAGGCGCTGACATTCTAAAAAAAGAAGCGGAAACCGAAAACACTCGCGCTACAACGTCTAAAACTAAAGCTGACAATATTAAAGTTAATGTTGCCAATTCGGTTGCAGCATTGGCGGGGGTTAACGATTTGCCTTCCTATATGGCATGGCATGAGGCTAACCATGACGCTAAAATAAACCCTGCTATGGCAGATTATTTTAAGACAATGGGCATTGATCCTAATCAATCAAAAGCGCATATTGCCGAAGTTGTAGCAAAGCTAGGCCCTGTTGCGGGTTTAGAGCAACTTAAAAAAGAATCAATGGGTGCTGTGCCGGAGTTGTTTAAACACATCACGCAATCTGAAGATAACAGACAAACCAATATTCAGTCGAATACTAATAACATTCGTACGACGGGCGCGGCGATGGCGGGCCATAATGTGTCAGCAGCTAATAGCCAGCGTACTGACACACGCGAACGTGAAAAACTTCATTTTGTAACGGGCGATACTGGTTTTTATGGGCTTAACCAATACAACGCTACAGCAACTCCTGTAGGTATGGCACCACCCACTCCGGCGGCTCAACCTTCGGTTACTAACGCCTTGGCTAATCCCGCCACAGCAAGCACTATTATTAACGCACCAGTAAATTCATTGTTGCCAACCGTGCAGTCGCAACCTGGTGCGCCGACTGTAAATAACGCGGCTGCATTGAGCTCAACTTTGCGCCCACCACCACGGGCGGGGTATGAGTATGACACGCAAGGCAAACAAGTTCCTTTGTTTGACCCAAGAAAAGTTGCGCGCGAAACTACCAATTCAGCGGGTGATGTTACGCAATACAACGAACGGGGCGGGATTATTGGTGTTGTGCCTAAAGCAGGTAAACCTAGCGCGGCGCATGAGAAAGAATTAGTAACCGAAGCTAAAAAAGCTGAAGGCCAACAAACTGTTCAAACTTTAGTGGCTTCGCTTGCGGAGCAATACAAAGGTTTATTGCAAGAAGGCGGTATTACAAGCACCGCAAAAGGCGCTATGAGTAACATTGGTGCGCGTTCTGGTTCGTCAACCGTTGGCCAATTTGTTGCGGGTTTTGTTGGCACTAAAGCGCAAGAATTGCGCGATAGCATTGCACAAACACGACCCTTAATTATTAACGCAATTAAAGATTCTACGGGTATGTCTGCCCAGCAATTAAACTCTAACGTCGAGTTACAAAACTTCTTAAAAGCCGCAACAGACACATCATTGTCTATTGAGGCCAACCTTAAAGCGCTTAATAATTTAAGCAAACTTTACGGTTTAGGCAAAGAATTGACAATGGACGATATGAGAGGCACCAAAGCCACGCCAACAGGCAATGTAGATAGCAACAATAAATTTTTAAAATAAGGATTTAACGTGGCTGACGCATCTGAAATCCTTAAAGACCCCGCGTATATAAACGCAAATGAAGCTACTAAACAAGCTATCTTTGATAAACATATTGCGTCTGATCCTGCTTACGCAGAAGCCAACGAACCTACCCGTTTAGCTATTCAACAAAAATTTGGTTTAGCTTCGGGGGAAGGTATGCCTAAGACGCGTACTGCCGCGCAAGACATGGCAGAAGAAATGAAAAACGCCAAAACAGCGCGTGAAGCGTTTGACATTTCACAAGAAAATTTAAAAGGTAACCTTAGCGCAGCAAGCAACGCTGCGCTGGCGCAATCAATCAATACTGGCTATAACGTAATGGGGTATCTTGGTAAAGGTATTGAGGCTGTTGGCGGGGAGCGTGTAGGTAAAGCAATACAATACGCAAGTAAAGAAATACAAAAACGCGCTGAAGAGCACCTTGTTGGTGCAGATCGCGAACGCTACCCCGCCGCAGTTGGTATGGGTGGCTTGGCTAGTGATGTAGCTGTAACAATGCCTGTAGGAGGCTTAGTAGGTAAAGTGCTTGCAAAAGGGGCGTCTTACATTCCTGCGTTAGCGCCATACCTTAACCCCGTCGCTACCTCTGCTGCGTCAGGCGGTTTTAAAACAGGTCTTGGGCCAACAGGGCCTATTAAACCTATTACTGGTTTGCCAAGTTACACAGCTAAAGATATAGCCGCTGAAGGCGTTGCGCGCGCGGCGGGTGGGGCATTAACCTCCGGCATAAGCACGGCGATTACCCATCCTGAAGATACTGCTATGGGTACGGCGGCGGGGGCAATAATACCAACTGTGGCAGCGCCTTTGGTTAAAGGTGCTGTAACCGGTGCAGGGCGTGTAATTGATATGCTTTCCGGTCGTGCGGGCGACATTAAAGCTGCACGGATTGCCAAGACTGCGTTGGGCGACCAACTAATACCCGCAACGCTCGCGTTGCAACAGGCTCGACCAGGCATTACCGCTATCCAAGCGTTGCAAGAAGCGGGCATTGATGCTGCGCCTTTTATGTCGCTTGGTGTTCTTACTGAGCAAAGCAGCATGGGTGAAGCATACCGTCGGTTGGCTGCCGCACAAACGCAAGAGCAAAAGAATATGTTGATTGCTATGGCGGGCGGGGGCAGTCAGACCGCCGCGCGTGAAGCGCAAGCAGGGTCTAAACAAGCGTTGAACGCGTTAACTACACCTATGCGCGAAACTGAATTGCAAGCTGCTAACCAAGCTGGTCAAACCATTTCGCAATTAGGCCCTCTTGCAGCGCAAAGAGAAGCGTCAATGGTCAGCGCATTGCAAGGTCAAGGTCAAGCGGCAACCAACGTAGCGCAGCAAACTAATCTATCGCGCGGTGGTGTATTGCCCGCAACTATGGGCACTCCTAATTACCCAAATCAATTTCCTTCGCCAATAGGCGGCACAGGCATTCCACAGCCAATGGCTGTAGCTACGCAAGCCGGTTTACCCCGAATTTCACCAAGCGCTACGTTAAACGCTGAACGCGCTGCTGAATCAGGTGTTGTATCAACTGAAATGGGCGCGCTTAAAGTGCAACGCCAAGCCGAACGTGATTTTTTACAAAACCAAATTGGTAGCCTTGAAGCGCATGGGCTTAAACCGCTTGACGTCAATCCAATTCTTAGTTCAATTGATGGCAAATTAGCCAATCCAAACTTGTACGGGCAGACGCAATTGCTTAATGTGTTGCAAGGGTTACGCGATGATTTTGCGGGTGCAGTAGCAGCTAACGGCGGTGTGGCAGACGCGCGCGCTTTGTACAGTATCCGAAAAGCCGGTATTAGCCAAAAGATTGATGATATGTATGGCGGACTTGACCCGTCGGCTAAACAAAAATTGACTGCTGACGTGTTGGCATCAGTTAAAGCGCCAATTGACAAAGCGATTATGGACGCGGGCGGCACAGGTTGGAATCGTTATTTGCAAACTTTTGAAACCGGTATGCACGAAATTGGTCAACAAAAGTTAGCCGCGCTTGCACTTGATCGTTTTGGTGGCAACAAAGAAGGGTTTCTTAAACTTGCGCGCGGCAACGATCCTAAAGCCGTTGAGGACATCTTTGGCCCAGGCAGTTTTAATATTTTTAAAGAAATGGGGCGCAAATCCGGTCAGTTAGAAAGTATCGCTAGCCAACTTGAGCGCGACGTTGCGGTTAAAGAAACCGCCGATAGCGCCACGCAAGGTTTGGCGCGCATCATGGGCATGGCCGAATCTAAGGTTACAGGCGTACCGGCTTTCTTTAGCAAAACCGCCACAGCGGTCAACATGGCTGCTAGAATACTTCGAGGGCAAGTTAACGAAAAAACTTTTGCAGCGTTTGAAAAGGGTATGATCTCAGGCAAGACCGCAGCCGAAATGTTGGGTGAATTGCCAATGAGCGAACGCAACAAAGTGTTTAGGCTTTTAAAAAACAGCAGCGAATGGAACCCTGCCGTATCTAACGTGGGAATTCAATCATCAGTAGATCGTACTAATAAACTTGCGCCGTTGTCAGAAAACCGCAACAATTTAAGGCAATAACATGGACTGGCAGAACCTAATCAATTTCGGCGCGGGTGCTTTGCTCGCAATAGGCGGATGGTTTTGCCGCCAGTTATGGGATTCGGTCAAAGAACTCAAGACCGACATTTCTGATCTTAAATTGCACGTCAGCGATTCGTATGTCAAAAAGTCTGAGATCGACACAATTAAAGGCGATATGGATAAGCGTTTTGACCGTATTGAAATGCTGCTTGACCGTCTGTTTGACAAACTTGAATCGAAGGTAGACAAATAATGGATCCGATTACCCTACTCGCAGCCCTTGGCCCGTTGGCCGTCGATCTTGGCAAGTCCTTAATCGGGCGTTTTATTCAGACAGACGTATACAAACCAACCAATATCGCCGAGTATACGCAGATGCGTCAGACCGACTTAGCCATGTTCCAAGCGATGAACAACGCAGGGGCGGGCGGCAGCACTTACCCTTGGGTCGAGGCAATCGTGCGCCTCATGCGCCCTGCGGTGGGTGCCATTGTGTTGGGTACATGGAGCTTTATGATGCTCACAGGTCAAGACAACCCAGCGGTTAACAATTTTGCTAGCGCCGTGGGTTTCTACCTGTTCGGCGACCGCACTTTGTTCTATTCACAGAAAACAAATGCAAAGTAACTTTGCCAAAGCCTTTAGCCTTATGCTGCAAAGCGAAGGTGGCTTTTCCGATAACCCCGCCGACACCGGCAACCACCTACCCGATGGCCGCATGGGCTGCACCAACCTTGGTGTCACGCAAACCGCATGGGAAGAGTATGTCGGGCACAAGGTCAGCACGCAAGATATGCGTAACCTGACACCCGCCACGGTCATGGATTTTTATAAGCGCCGCTACTGGGACACGGTTAAGGGCGACTCCCTACCCAATGCGTTGGACTACCTCGCCTTCGATATGGCGGTCAACTCGGGCGTGGGGCGCTCGATCAAATTGATGCAACGTGCCGTGGGTGCCACAGAAGATGGTGCGCTTGGCCCCTTGACCATCGAAGCAATTAGCAGTTGGTCAATACGTCAATTGATTGAAAAGTTCAGCAACGCCAAAGCAGATTTTTACAAGTCTTTGAATAACGCTACCTTTCAAAAAGGATGGCTAAACAGGGTCGAGCACACTAAAGCCAACGCACTGGAGATGTTAACGTGAAATTTTTAATTTTATTTTTGCTAACCTTTAGCGCACAAGCGCAGACCATCGCAGTCTGCAAGGGCGAGTACGCGCTTTGCGCTGCGTCACCTACCACGCTCACCGGCAAGACCATCAGCGTACAGGGCAAGACTTTTAAAGAAGGCGTGGCAGTCTGCCCCGTGCTGACCGGCATGGCGGTCGCCAACATGGATTTGATGCAAGGCTCTTGCGACGCGCCCAAGGGTAAGGTATGGTCGCTCTTCGGTGTGCCGCCACAGACTGCATATCCCCAGGCACCCGATTGGTCGGTACAACCCGCCGTGTTTAGGTCATTCAAAGTGGGTGACACGCCCACGACCGGAATGTCCAATATGTGGTCGTTCTTATGCACCAAGCAAACCAAGCAAGTTGCGGGCGTAACGCTCGCCTCTTGCTACGGGCCGGTGATGGAAAGCCCGTGGACTGGGCACCATGTGGTGCCTGGGGAAACAGCGTTCACCCAAGCACCTGCCGGTTCAACTTACCCTGTTGGCGGTAACATACCCTAATACCCTGCGCCATAGCGGGATGTAAGGGCAGACGTAGTTGTAGCGAGGGAGCGCACGGGTCGTGCGCCCTGTCCAGTTGGCGCTGCCGTAGTTGGTGTTATTTGGCCAGTTTTTTGACGCAGTATTCACAATACCCTCCTAAAAGATCACTACACACTTGACCACACCCATCGCAGATCAACTCGGGCGGGAATGTTGGCAGGGGCTTTGGTCTTGCCCACCGCATAAAAAGCAAGACGGCAATCATCAACGCAATTGATGCGTAAACCCACATCATGATTTCGGTAAGCATCGCTTCTCCAATAACATCTGAATGTCCACCCGCAGCATAAGGTGCTGTTGACGTAGCCGTGCAATGTCATCGTCGATCTCGGCAAGCCGCTCAACAATCTGTTTGTACAATTGGCTATTAGCCAAGGGTTGTGTGACGTCTGCTTTTAACTCACGGGCGGCAAACAAGGCTTCGTCTCTTCTTGCAGACCACACAGACGGCGGTGTTACCAGTAACGCGTCAATGATCAAATCAATTTTGCTCATGGCCTCAACCCCTCTTTAAGCAATTCAATACGCTCACGCGCAACACGCAAAGAGTTCGCCCGCTGATGCAAGCGCAACAACATCTTCACCCTTCGTTCATGGGTGCGTTCATACTCAAGCATACCCATGATCTCGTCTTCCGTAAGCGAGGCCATGTTCTCATTTAACTTTCGCCATGTGATCTGCAATTTTTAACTCCAGTTGAATTACGGTTTTAAATACACGGTTGTACGCGCGTGTTGCGGCGTTCATCATCTTCTGGCGATGCCGTAAAGCTGACTTAGCCGCTGCCAGTTGCGCTTGGCATAGTTCAAGTTTCATTTTCTAGCCTATAAAGTGGTATGTAACCCTCTTGAGGGTACGTTGAGGTTTGCAGCAGGTTTGGGTGAAAATAAAGATAGGGCGTTACAGCCTTACGCAATAAGTAAATTGCGTGCATAGTTGCAATCGTGCTTGGGTTTGTCAGGGCTTCTAGCCCCATCTCTAAAGCGTTCATTCCAATCCCCTCAATATTTGAATCGCAGCGACTACGTCGATGTCGTGACCTGTTTGTAAGGCAGCCAAAGCCCCACGCATCTTGTTTTGCATAAAATCAATCTTAGCGTCTTGAATTTTGATGTAGCTGTTAAGTTGCTCAATCAACGTCTGGAGTTCTCGGGCTTCTTTCATTTCTGCACCCTCGCTCTAATGTTCTCCGCAGCCACTTCAAGCACCGCGCGGCGAATGTCTTCTGTTCTAGCGGCCATCTCTTCTACCAACCGCGCACAAGCCTCGCGCTCCATCAGAATGGCTTCCTCAATAGCAGGAACCATTGCTTTTTTAACTTGCGCTTTACAATCTTGAAAACCTTTTTGATATTGATTCATTTCAACGCCTCCAAGGCTATGTCAGACAACGCACGCTTGTCGTGCAACGCTGACCAAATTTTCTCATCGACGGTATCGTCGGTGAGTAGTACATAGACCCACACGTCGTGCTGTTGCCCCGAGCGGTGGATACGCCCTACGGTCTGTTCGTAGAGTTCAAGACTCCAAGGCAATGACAAAAAGACCATCCGGCAACCGCCGTGTTGCAAGTTAAGCCCGTGGCCTGCTGACTTGGGGTGGACAAGTAGCAACTCCACTTTTCCCGCATTCCAGCGCTCAATTGCGTTTGCGTCGTCAAGGGTGATGGCGTGGGGGTATCTGCGCTTGAGTTCAGCAAGTTCTTCTTTGTAGGTGTAGGCAATGATGGTGTTGGCACGTTGGTTCTCCTCTAGTAAATCATCTAACAAATCAAACTTGTGGTGGCTCATCCAGATGCCGGTGGACGTGGTGATAAAACTCTTCTCACCCGCCCATGTGTCGGTGTGATAGATAAAGCCTGACGCCATCTGTTGCAGTTTGCCTGTCACGACACCTGCGTTAATTGCGGCGATCTGTACATCACCAAAGCGCAGCACAAACTCTTTCTTCATTTCCTTGTACTGCGTCATGTCCATGTCACAGCGCATCTCAACGGTGTGGCAGGGCGGCAACTTGTCAGCGTACTCACCTGCCTCAAGCAAGTAAGTCGCCGGTTTGATACGCTCCATCACATTGCGTAGCGCGTGTGGCCTTGGCATCCACTCGCCGTACTCGGGGTTTATCAGCACAAAGTAGGTCTGCATAAAGGCACCCTTGCTACGCCCGAGCAGCGATTGGTCAACGATCTTGCATTGCCCAAATACGTCTTCTAAGCCGTTAGAGGTAAACGATCCGGTCAGGCCCCACCGCACAGTCATGGGCTCAATAACTTTAAGCAGCGCCTTGAACCGTGCGCCCGAGGGGTTCTTTAGCCGTGTCAGTTCGTCAAACACAATCCCGTCAAAGTCTAAATACTCTTGAGCCAGCCATTGCAGATTGTCGTAATTGGTTACCACAACGCGCGCGTCAGAATTAAGCGCCAGTAAGCGTTGCATAGGCGTACCCACGCACACGGCTATGTCAAGGTCGGGTGCCCACTTACGCGCCTCGGCTGGCCATACGCTTGTGGCGACCCGCTTGGGCGCTAGTACAAGCCAACGGCGCACGGGTGAGGCTTGCATAGCGGTCAATGTAATCGCCGTCTTACCCGCGCCCACAGGCGCTAATACCATAGCGCGGTCGTGTGTGCCGAGGAAGGCTGCTGCCTCAGTCTGATAAGGTCGTAATGTAAGCATCTACTTGTTCCTTAGTCCATAGTGTTGTGTAGTTTTGATTTAATTTAGCCATGTCGGCGGCAAAAATTTTTTGTAATTCTGACAATCGACCCCCCTTGGTTTTTAACTCTACAAACCATGTCGCCCCATTGGGCAAACACGCTATACGATCAGCTACGCCTCGGTGGCTTGGCGACGTAAACTTGTACGTCTTGCCCCCTGCGCGTTCGACCGCCCATTTAAAATAATGCTCAACCTCAGATTCCTTCATAGCGCGACACCGTCTCAAACTTCTGCTCAGGCGTAATGCAAATAGCACCGCACTCAATGTCTGGCAATGGCACATCACGCCCCGCTTTGGGGTCTAGTTCGTCTAAGAACACACGTTTGCGTTTCTTGTCACCGGCGTATGACTTGTTAATCGCCACGCCCATCTTGCGTTCTTGCTTGGCCATGCGGTCAAACGCCTCTGGAAAGTCCACACGAATCTTGTTCCAGTAACCCGCTTGACCTTTGACGCAGCCAATGCAATTGTTGTTGTTGTATCCCAACTTGTACATCGTAGGCAGTTCAATACCGGCCTCTTGAATGATGCGGTAACAATCTTTCTTAGTGGTGTCGTTCAATATCCACTCGACTTTGACGTCTGAGTTTTGGTCTTCAAAGCGGTCTATGCGCACAGCTTCGTCTTTGGTCAACCCAAAAATGTGCAAGTCATCAGGACGCTCGTACAGTTTGCGCACATTCTTTTTAAG